ACTGGAGTTTTTAATACATCGCAGATTACGCAAGATCTAGCAAAGAAGTCATTTGCGGCGATGATTACGAGGCTTATGCCTAACGGCACTGCCCCGTTGTTTGGTCTTACGGCACTTCTGAAAGAGGAAACAGCGTATCAGTTTGAGCATGGGTATTTTTCCAAAACCATGATCTTTCCGTCGCTGCAACTCGATGGTGCCATACTTGCAGCAGATTCCACGCTTACTGTGGATACTACTGTAAACGTTCTTCCTGGTATGATTATGCGTATGGATTCTACCAATGAGAACATTCTGATTACTAACGTGATAGACGCAACGCACGTGGGTGTTCAGAGAGCAGTTGGTACTGTGTTTGCACAAAACGCTGCGGATAACGTGCAACTGTGGATGGTTGGAAATGCTTACGAAGAAGCGTCTCTCCGCCCGCAGAGCATGGTAATCGTTCCTACGCGTATTACCAACTACACTCAGATTTTCCGCAATACCTGGGCACTCTCCAAGACCAATGCTGCGACTAGCACTATCGCTGGTGCTGGAAATACAGCAGAAAGTCGCCAAGACTGTGCTGCGTTCCATGCTGCTGACATAGAGAAAGCACTGTTCTTTAGTCAGAAGTTCCTGGGAAGCAGAAATGGTCAGCCCTTTCACACAATGGATGGTCTCATTTCCATTATAACCCAGAACGCTCCTGGCAATATCACAACTTTGGGGGCTACTACTAACTGGACTCAATTGGAAGCTGCTCTTGATCCTGCTTTCAACCAGATGACAGACCCAAAAGTTCCCAACATGAGAGTATTTTTTGTTGGTGGTACTTCGCGCCGGGTAATTCACAATATCTGCCGTCTAAACAGCACCTACTTTATTCAAGGAAATGAAACTTCCTGGGGCTTGCAGTTTGATACAATCAAAACCCCGCGCGGAACCTTCAATATCGTAGAACATCCGCTGTTCAATGCCTTCGGTTCTGCTTCTACCTGGGCACGTATGGGGATTGGTGTTGATCTCTCTACTTTCAACATGGCTTACCTGCAAGGTCGCCGCACGGAAAATGCAGAGTTTAACGGAACAGGTCAACAAGTTGACAACGGGATTGATGCAGTTGGTGGAACTCTTACAACGGAGACTACCTGCCTCATTAAGAATCCTGCTGCTGACGTAATTCTGTTGAACTTCACGGCTGCTGCGGTAGGGTAGGTATTTCTGGTTGGCAGATCCTCAAAACTGCCACTTTCCCCTTTTTCTTTTTGGAGATTCACAATGGTTCTGAAAACATTTCACCATCGGACTGCTGGTGCCTGTTTTATTATGCCCAATGGTCAATCACTATCTTTTGCTGGCGGGAAAATCACAACTTCTGACCCTGCTGTTATCACTGAGCTTGAAAAGATAGCAAATATGCCATCTTCTCAAGTATACACAGTTTCTCCTGTTACGGGAATGGAAGAAGCTGCGGTGCGTGCAGAAATTGAGAAAAGTGCGACAGCTTCTTTTGATGCAGCACATAATATCACTGGCCATGCAGAAACTGTCAGAATTCCTGTTCAACCTGATCTGCGCCCAGTGTTAAGTCAGCCGCGGCCAGCACCTTCTCCTCAAGATTCAGTGGAAAAAGCAAGAGCAGCCCTCGCAGCTAATGCAGCTGCTAGCAATTCCGCAAAGAAGTAACTCTCGGAGCTGCAAATGTCACTCTTTAGTGATACGATAGCAGAGGTTTATACTCTTACAAATAGACCTGACTTGGTAGCGGAAACAATACTTGCAGTTCGCCAAGCTACTCTGTCTGCTCATCGTTCTGATTACTACTTCCGTGACATAACAGAGGCAGTTATCACCCCTACACCTGCCTCTGTTTTTCAATTCGATATTCCTACCTGGTTTCCAAGATGGCGAGCCTTTTCTTACATTCGCCCATACGACACGCTGACAGGAAGTCTTGCTTCCTACTTGGTAGACTTCCTAAAGCCAGAAGCCATCTTTGATGAATATCTAATTGAAAAGCAAAACGTAGCATACGTTGCTGGAACCAACTTGAATGTGAAGATGCAAGCTAATGTTGGTGGATTCATAGTTGGCTACTACCAGAATCCTGTTCTTATCCCAGAAGCTAACTACAATTCTTGGGTAGCAACAGATCACAACAGTATTGTTGTGATTGATGCAGCAATTCGTGTGCTTGCAGCGATTGGTTATGAGCAAGCTGCAAGTATTTTGCGAAAGCTTCTTTACGATCCTAGTCCTGATGGTGGGCCTAGTGAATTCAACAAATTCAGAGGATCGAATCTTGAAGAACATGGACGGTAACAATGGCTATTAATATTTGGGCAGTAGTAGGCACTGTAACAGGGTTCATTCCGGTAACTGCGCTTATTGGCACCGCAGGTCAACTGTTTGGGATGAATGAAGCTGGAGCAGTTGCTACCTGGAAGAACTGGTTGGTACTTAATGATCAACTTCAGGGGCCTGCTGGAACTGTTGGAGCGCCAAGCATTGCTTTTGTTGGAGATCTTTCCAGTGGTTGGTATAGACCTGCGGCAGATCAGTGGGCACTGTCGATTGCAGGTGTTCAGGCACTTCTGGCGCAGAGCACAAAGTTTACTTTCAAGAAAGATGTAGTTCTTGACCAGAAGCTGCTCCAGACCGATAAAGGTGCGAACATTGCTGCTGCTGCAACTACTGATCTTGCGGCTGCTACAGGCAATACCCTCGATATTACCAATGCTGCTGGAAACATCAACCTTGCATCTCTTGGCGGTGCTACCATTCCAGCAGGAACTGCCATTGAAACCAAGTTTGTAATTATTGGTGGCTCCGTAACTCTAATCCACGATGCAGCAAGTCTTATTCTTCTTAGCGGTGCAAATATCCTTCTCCAGACTGGAGACTTTATCCGTTGGAGAAAGATCAATGATGCTGCTGCTAACTGGGAAATGGTAGGATTCCAGAGAGGAACAGCTTCTGGTCAGATTACTACTAAGGGTGGTTGGCTTGTTGGTTCTCTTAGTGGTGCAAATATTGTTCCAGTAGAGAAGATCGCACCTGCTAACAGCAATATCCGATTTGCAGACTCTACTGCTGTTGATGGTTGGACAGATGATACGTTTAGGAAGAAGAACAAAATATACAATGGTTCTTGGAGATTTGATCAGATAAATGAAGGAACATTATATACAGCGGGAGCCTTAATTCAAACTGTTGATGGTTGGACTGCTTCTCTTATTGGTGTTGGAGTATTTAAAGTTCGGCGACTTACTGACCCAGACTTTCCAAGTCAATTTTGCTTAGAAGTTACCTGCACTACAATAGATGCTGCTATTACTGCTGGGGATTACTACATTCTCAAGCACGCGGTTGAAGGATACGATGTATCTGATCTCCGTGCTGGAACAGCTACAGCCAAACGGATTACAATATCTTTTGATATGAAGTTTTCTGTTGCTGGAGTATATGGGATTGCAATTCAGAATAGTGCGGCAAACAGGTCTTATGTAGGAACTGTTACACAAAATGCTGCAAATGTCCGAGAATCTAAGACTGTTACTCTCACTCTTGATACAGCGGGCACTTGGCTGTATACACAGGGTATTGGACTTCAACTATCTTTCTGTCTTGCTGGGGGTTCTGGATTCCAAGCTGCTGCTGCGGGTGTTTGGGGAGCAGGAGCTTTCTATACAATTGCTACTCAAGCAAACTTTATGTCCAATGTGGCTAATATTGGTTACATTGGACAAATACAACTTGAGAAAGGTGCCGTAGCGACGGAGTTTGAGGATTTGAGCTTTGCGGAAGATTTAGCGAGAGTGCAGAGATACTACACTAAAACTTTTGACATTGGGCAAGCGGCGGTGCAGGCTTCTGGAACATTTGCAGGGTCGATAATAAGCGACTATGCTTATTCTTCGGGGGTAGGTTGTATAGGAACTTTTCAGTTTCCGGTAGTGATGCGAGCAACCCCAACGGTTATAACTTATAATCCAACGCAGGCGAACACAAATTGGAGAAACCAAGGAAATAGTGCCGACACCAACCAAACAGATACAGGTAGTTCGACTAGATCAATAACTCGTCAAGCAGATGTTTCTACGGTAGGTGGTAATTCTTATAGGCTACATGTCACAGCAAATGCGAGGCTTTCCTAATGTTCAAACTTACAAATACGGGTGGTATTATTCGTCTTTCCGATGGTGCAAATCTTCCTGTAACTTTCAAAGATGGAAAATTGGAAGAGTTTGATGAACATTCTCCATTTGTAAAAGAACTTCGCAGTTGGATAGCTGCTGGAAATGTGCCAGAACCAGCAGATCCGGTAGTTGTTCCTCCTGCACCAAAGTCTCTGGTAGATGAACTTATTGACCATCCAGACTTTCCGCGCTTGAAAGGTGAACTTAGGAAGCCATGAGTTACGATACCTACACCATTGCTCTTAACGTCGCTGAATTCCCATTTGTTAGTGAATTCTTCCAGCGGAGTATCACACTCCCTGGATTAGATGTTCCGCCGCGTGTTCCTAAGACAGACCTTGGAACTTTTGAATCCAAGACGCCTGAACTTATACAGCACTTCTATGCTGAGAATGTAATGCCAACAGCAGAAGGATTGATGAGTGTAGGATTCAGGCAGATTATTCCCGGAATTGTAGGTGCTACTGATTTTGATGAAGCAATAACTCTTCGGGATGTGGATGAAAACGTATTCATCTACTCTCCTGCTATGGGAAAGAATTACATTTACAGGGAAGATGCTGGAGTCTGGGGATCAAAGAATTCCTTTATAGCTGCACCTAATACTCTTGTTTCTCGTGCATTTGTAAATGGACGCACATTTGTAGGTTTTCAGCGTCAGAATGTCTACGAGTATGATACTGCTGCTGATACCTTTTTACCTGTAGCACTTACAGGAATAAATGTTCTTGACATTGATGGTATTAGTGCTAGCAACAACTATCTTCTTGCATGGAGCAACATACAGATAAGCTGGAGCAGTTTGATTGATCCTACAGATTTTATTGCAAGCATCTTTACAGGCGCTGGGTTTGCTACGCCCCAAGATGTGCGTGGGCCAATACGGAATATTGTGCCTATTAGTGGTGGATTTATCGCGTATACTACACGAAATGCAGTAGCTGCTCTTTATACTAATAATGCAAGAGCGCCGTGGGCGTTTAAGGAAATTTCCAACACAGGGGGTATTATTCATCCGGAAGAAATTTCCTTAGAAGCTACACTTGGTTTCCACTACGCATTCACCAATACCGGACTTCAGAAGATTACTGCAAATACTAGTGAACCTATAAGTGGGGCTGTTACAGATTTTCTTGCAGGAATGGTGTTTGAATCCTTTGACTTTACAACTAACACATTAACAACTCAGCGACTGTCTGCACGACTGAAGGTAAAGATAGCTTATGTTAGTGGTCGATATCTTGTTATCAGCTACAGTAAATCTCTCCCTACTTTTACTCACGCATTAGTTTTTGATACTGTACTTAAGCGGTGGGGAAAGCTGAAGATTGATCACGTAGACTGCTTTACCTATCCTTATCCTAACATCGTTGGGCAAATTTCAGAAACTCCTGCAAAGCAAAGTATGGCCTTTCTTGCAAAGGATGGAACGGTAAGTCTCTGCATACTAGATTATAGAGACTTCCAAGACCAAGGAGTGTTGCTTCTTGGAAGATTCCAACTTGTGCGCCAGAAGGTTGCAACATTCCAAACTTTGGAGCTAGAAAATTTGCTTCAAGCCTACGCTCCAAATGTGTATTTGATGATTAGTGCAGACGGTAAGAACAACAGTGCTCCTGCACAGCTATCTATTATTTCGGATTCTGGTAATCGGAAGACATATGGTGCTCCTGCTTACAGTGGTTCTGGTGCTCCACTTGGAAGAACAGGAAAAAACTTTTGCATACTTATTACAGGCACATTTGAACTTTCTACCTCTGTTATCAGCATAACACGCCATGGAAATAGATAATGGCAACTATTGTTGGTAGTAAGCTTCAGACTGGACTTCCTCAATTTCCATCTGGAGTTCCAGACGCGCTGTATAATCAGTTCTTTTCTATCTATCAGGCGATTAGCAATCTTGCTAGACAAGTTTCAGAGTTTACTGGTATTGATGCTGAAGATCAAGAGGTTTGGAATCAGCTTACAGTAGATCAGACTGTTTGGCAGATAAATCCTGGCAGGCTTTATGTAATACAGAATGAGGCAATGGCATTTGGTGAGTGTGCATCACTCATTTTGGTAGGTGCAGAAGTTCAGGTAAGAAAAGCTAATGCAACAGATAATACACGTCCTGCGTATGGTTTTATTTCTAGTATAAACCATGCGTCTAGTGTGGGAAGTTTCTGTGAGGTAACTCTTGGAATTGGAATGATTACCGGAGTTGGTGGTTTGGCGGCGCCTCAGAGGTACTTTCTCAGCACCACATCTGGAGTGATTACTAATGGCGCTCCCGTTGCAGCAGGCAACATTGAGCAAGTAGTTGGTTTTGCTCTTGCTGGAAATCGACTTCTTATGAATATTACAATGAATTGGATACAGCACTAATGGAACAGAAATCTCACGACATAATTGCTGAGGTTACTGACAGTGTTATGTGTCAGTATTCTGACCCTATTGTAATTATAATCTTTGGTAAAGAACCTGGGGTGGAAGATAGTCAGGAGATGGAAGATGAAATGCCATTGGAAACTGACAATTGGTTTTCTGAAGCGTTTTGGGATTCCATTATGGGTGGAGGTCCTACAGAAGTAGCAGGTGGAGGCGGTGGAGGTGGGAGCAGTGATTCACAATATGAGTCTCACATTCCATTTGCTGCAAATATGGCTCCACAAGGATTTTAACCTTTAGGAGGATTTGGCGTGACGTTTCCTTCAAACACAGGCACAAAAAGCGATGATCTTGCTGGTGCATGGGAACTTGCACGACGCACTGCTGGAGGCATGAAGTCTGTCGCGCAGTCAACGCGCAATCAGTCCGCTGCTAGCACTCTTACCGGCTCCAGCATTATCAACGTTACGGCTGGATTCGCTGCTGCGAAAACGATATTGCAGCGGGTTGCTGCGGTGCCGGGTATCGGTGCTTACGCTCAGAACCAGGTCAACGATCCAACGCTTGTTATCGGCACTGAGTTTACCGCAATGGTGAACGCGCTCACTTCCTGCATTGATTGGGTGGTGGCGAACTATCCCAAGGACGGGAGTGGATTCCTGCTGGTGCAGACCATACTTCCATCAGGTCTGACACAGGAGCGAATCTTCACCGCCGCTGCGACTGCTGGATTGAGAGTGCAGCTTGATGCGCTGATCGCCGCAATCGACTGAGGGGCGTAAGTGACCGCTCCGACCTTCGTAAACCATCAGCAGTCGGTTTGGAATACCTCAGGCGCGACCAAGGCCGTCACGATCACGGTCCAGACCGGGGATATTCTAGTTGTCGGGTGCGTCGCGGCGGACTCAAACAGCGCCGTGTTCACCGTTCCGACTAACGATGGAACGGGACTCAGTTGGTCGAACCGCATCAGCTTAGTCTCCGCAAACAATGTAGAAATGGGGGTGTGGACTGCGCCGGTTGACTCCAATAGAACGATAGTTATCACGGGGCATGAAACCACCCTCGCCACCTTTTGGGGAATGTTTGCAAGGGCGTGGCGGGGGTCTGATGGAGTTGGCGCGGTTGGTTCTATCGAAGGCGATACCACCGCCAACTTTTCCGCGAACATTACGACTACGCAGGCGAACTCCGCAATTGACTCTGTGCAAGGCGATTGGAGCGCTGTATCGGGCGCACGCACCGCTCTTGCAGGGGCGGGGGCGTGGACCGAAAAAACAAACGTCAATCTTTCTACTCAATACAACATCGTCACCGGCTACCACGCCGACGCTGGGGCGGCGGGGACTTACGCAGTAGGCTCCAGCGCGCCGAGTGGGCAAGACTTGTCGATTGGCCTAGTTGAGATCAAGGGCACAGCAGCAGGTGGAGATACTATAATGGCACAAACATTACTATGAGCTCACTTAAACGCTTTGAAGGCTACTTATTAATAGATCACAGTAATAGTCCTGGGCTTACGGAAGCACAGACACATGCTATGGGACTTCCACCAGGAGCTGGCCAAGGACTATTTGAATCTGCAACTATTACTTGTTCTCACTGTCAAGTAATTGTAATTAAGAATCCTGAGCGCAATCGAGAACGTGCTTACTGTTCAAAGTGCGGTCGTTATCTTTGTGATGCTTGTGGTGCTCTTTATGGACTTACTAAAGAATGTAGGAATATCTTTAAACAACTAGATGTAGCACAAGAAGTAGCTGAGAAACAAAATTCTGAGTTTTTACTGTCCTTGCCATTAACTAAATTAGGAGATTGAAATGGGAAAGCGTGTTTACTCTCTTAGCACTGTAACACCAACTGCTACTGCGGATACTGCCAACTTGGTAGATGCTACCTATGTTGGAGCTTTTAAAGGTGGTTCTGCTACTCAACGAACAATTATTGATGAAATTGTTCTAACAGGTCAAGCTGCTGCAAGTGCTCCAACCTTAATGGAATTAGCCAGAGATTCCACCGTTGGCACTGGAGCACAAACTGGTGGTAATGATGCGCCACTTGATCCTGCTACTGCTGCATTGGCTGCTCCTGTAGGTGTTGGTAATGCTTTTGCAACTATTAAACCTCAGCGTGATGTTGCTGCTCAACTCTTGAATTGTGGTTTCAATGCTTTTGGTGGAATCTACAAGTGGAAGTCTCTGGCAGTTGATCGCAGTGATTCTCCGGTGCTACTTGGTCAAGCTGCTTCTTTTGGTGAAATGTCATTGTCAGCCTTTACAGGTGGAACTCCTGGAGCAATGGGTGCACACATAATATACGAGACTCTGTAAGACAGGAGTAACAAGTGGCTATTATTTTTAGACCTCCACTTTATACTCAAAGGTCTAAAGCTAGAAAAAGGTCTGATTTTGATGTTCCAAATCTACTGTTAACAGTTCTTGCTGTTGCAGTAGTTGCTGTTCCATTTAGTCAAGAAGATTGGCCAAATCGAAAGCGTTTTGGAAGGGTTGGTGTTGTAGATGTTGCACCAAATTTACTTCTTACAACACTTGCAACACCAACGCCTACTCCTTTTAAGCTGATAGATTTACCAAGTAGGCAAAGGTTTAACAAGCGTAATATAGACTGGAATCAAAATCTTTTAGCTACTACGCTTGCACCAGAAATAGTAGCAGACCCGCTACCTTTTGTACAAAACAACTTTCCAACTAGATCTATTCGGAAAGTATATGCACAAGAAGATGTACCAAACTTACTACAAACTACTCTTGCTGTAACTGTTATTCCATTTTCACAAAATGAGTTTTTATATTTACGGAAAATTGGTCGTCACAGTATAGATTTTTCACCAAATCTTCTTCAAACAACATTAGAGCCAGTTGTAGAAGTTAGGCCTTTCGTTTCTTTTGACTGGAATTGGATAAGACCTACACAACGAAAACAGTATGATGTAGATTTTCTACAAAACCTACTTAATACTGTTCTCGATCCTACTATTGTAGTAACTTGGGCAGAATACGGTGCTCCATTTATGTTTACTGCTGCAAATTGGACAGATCCAAATCCATTTTTTGAAGTTTATATGCGTGCAACTATTGGAACTGTGTATGCGCGCGTATTTGATATTACTGACGGGCTTCCAGTAGTAAATTCTGAACTTAGTACTATGCTTGGAGTTTTCCAGCGTATACGATCAGTAGAGTTGCTGCTTACAGATACACATGAATATAAACTTCAAGTTGGTAAATTAGCAGCTCATAGTGGTGAAATAATTTCTGGTAGATTAATTATTATTTAGGAGAATGCAATGACAATCTTAACAGTTATTCTTCTTGTTCTTTTGATTTTAGCTCTTACAGGCCAATTTGGATCTGCTCCACCTGCACCAAATGTTGTGTGGGTAATTGTTGTTGTTGCTCTTATTCTTTGGTTAGCTGGTGATGCAACTGGCTGGCATTCTGGACGTTTCTGGGGTCATAGATAGGGAGAGTTTATGAGTGACGAACACAAGGAAGAAGAAAATAAAATCGGTGAGGGTATTCGGCGACAAATTAGTTGGCAGTATGTAATTCTTACTATTACTCTTGCTCTTATATCAGGTGGTCCAACTTTTATTATGGCTTGGAAAGCTGAAAGTCAAGCTACCGAAGCTAAAGATCAGTCAAAAGAAACACATGATGCTGTCAATAGTAGACTTGATGAGTTTATAAAAACCTACAAGCAAGCTGCTACTGATGCAGCACTTCTTAAAGAACGTAAAGACGTTAGTGATAGGAAAGAGAAAAAAGATCACGAAGAAGAAATGCTCCCAAATGCAGTAGATACTAGTAGACAGAGGAAAACCAAATGAGTGACACGATTAAGCTACTTGTAAATGAGAAGGAAGTCTTTAAGCACATTTGTGATGTGCCAATACCTCCTATTCCTCCCGTTCCAGTTCCAACACTGGGGGGTTATACTGTCAAGTCTGGTAAAATCTTTACACCTGAAGGTATCAGACTTCGCATAAAAGGTGTTTCTCACTTTGGATTCAATGTTGCTAAAACACTTCAACCACAATGGATGTGGGGACAGAATTGGAAAGTTCAACTTAAGCAAATACTTGATGCTGGCTTTAATGCTGTTCGTGTTCCATTTATTCCAGATACACTCTACTCGCCTGCTTCTGCTCGTGGATATGTTGATCCAGGAATAAATCCAGGAATAGAAACAGTAACACCACTACAGTTTTTAGACTTTTGGATGGCAGAAGCAAACAGGCTTGGTCTTTACATCATGCTTGATTTCCATTCTGTTAGTGGAAGGTCTCTTTACTTCCATTGGTTTGTGGGAGAACCTTTGCATTATGGGGCCGGTCGTTGGGTAGAAACTTGGAATCAACAACCCTATAGTGAAGCCAATTGGATTCGTGATCTTGTATTTGTTGCAAAGCGTTACGCACACCTTTCTAAGTTCTTTGCGATTGATATCTTCAATGAGCCACATGATCTTGTAACATGGGGTAAACCAACACCTGGTAAAGTCTCATGGAAAGATGCAGCAGAAAAAGCAGCAGCTGCAATACTTGCTGCAAATCCAAATCTGTTAATCTTTGTTCAAGGAATCAGTGACAACTGGGAAGGGCCAGAAAAGAACATTCCAATCAATTGGGGTGAGAACTTTCAACCTCAATTACGTGCACCACTTCTTATTCCATCAGAAAAACTTGTTCTTTCCCCTCACTCATACGGCCCAGATGTTTACTATGAGAATGAGTTTGACGCTGCTAACTTTCCAGATAATCTCCCAGAAAACTGGGAACAATTGTTTGGCCAATTCTATCCAAACCATGCTGTAGTTGTTGGTGAGTGGGGTGGGCGTTATGGCGTTGGTGGTGTAGGAATCAAAGATAAACAATGGCAAGATAAGTTCGTTGATTATCTGATTAGCAAAGGTATGACAGATACCTTCTACTGGTGCTGGACTCCTAATAGTGGCGATACTGGTGGTATTCTTGATGATAATTTGAATGTGCGAGCTGATAAGATGGGATTACTTGGGAGACTATGGAGATAACGTGAGTAACGGGAATAGAATTAAAGAACATCTAGTCACACGTTTTGAAGCAGTTTATAATGAAAATATAAAAAAGTGGCGTGGACAGATTGTAAATACAGCAAATAACGAAGTTTTATGGCTTACTCCAGAATTAAGTAACCAAGCAGCCTGTTTAGCTACTATCGAAACAGCTAGACTCACAAATACTTACACTGTAACTAAAATTGTTACAACTAAAGGTGCAACAACCAAATGATGACACTTGGAGAAAAACAGCGTTTGTTTGTTTACCTACAGGGAGTTTTCATCCTGTGGTGTTATGCTAATGACTATGAACTAAGTGATGGAGAAGCACATAGACCTCCTGAACTTTCTGCACTTTATGCTAAACAGGGCAGAGGAATAAGTAATACGTTGCACGGAATTCGACTTGCAAGAGATTGGAATCTTTTTAAAGATTTATCTCTGCCAGGTGATGAAGATATTTACCAAAAAGATTCAGAAGCATATCGTCCTCTTGGAACTTTTTGGAAATCACTACATCCACTGTGTAGATGGGGTGGAGATTTCGCAAACAAAGATGGGAACCATTTTTCATTGGAACATGAAGGAGTAAAATAATGGCTGGCGAACGTGCTCCAATAGCTTATGAATCTTCACTTCCTGCAATTTTGCAGTTCATGCAAAATGCAATGGGGAGTAAAGAGACTAAAGAAAGTTCTGCAAACATTGATCCACTCATGCAGATTTTTGGTCAGCAGAATGATCCTGCTGCTCTAGCTAATCTTGTTGCACAACTTTTCCAGAGTGGTGCAGCTCAAGTTCCTCAGCTTACTACACAGTTTGCAAATGCCACTGGCACTAGAACTACTAACAATTCAATGCTTGGCAACAGTCTGGCGCTGCTAAATCAGAACATTGCCCAAGCTATTGCTCAAAGTGTTGTTCAACAACAAGCTAATGCAAGTGCTACAGCGGGCCGAGTAGCAGATGCTACGCGCAATGAAACACGAGTAACTAAGCCTGCTAAGAATCCCTATGGTGTTCTTGGGCTTGCTACTCTTGGCGGTTCTATTCTTAACAAGGTTGGTAAGAATACAGGATTTGGTGCAGATGAGGAAGTAATCCCTGGTGGAGCTTCTCCATCGTCTGTAGGTGTAGAGGCACCTACACCATTTCCTGATGTATTTTCTTCTCCTGCTCCATTTGTAGGTTCTCCCATAGAAACTTCATTAGACCCTATTTTTACATCTGGAATAGGTTTTGATGGAGGCGTAGGACTAGGTGGAGGAGTTGGAGAAGGCTTAGATATGGGTAATGGCTTTGGAGAAAGTATAGCTGATCCTACATCTTTCCAAGATATAGGATCAGTTGTGGATCTCCCATTAGATGATATTCCGCTAGACGATTTTGGTGGCTTTGAAGAGTTCTTTAGTGACTTTGGTGGCTTTTTTGCTGATGGTGGCAGAGTGCCTAGCTACGCTGATGGTGGGGCTGTTAGAAACAGAGCTAACTTTGGTGCTTACCCAGAAATACCGCTTACAAAAGCAATCACACTAAACAAACAACTAGTTAATAACAGAATTGCTAATCCTCTACCTTCTGCACCTAAAAAGCGTAGTGGTGGGGTATCTGATATAGATGTTCCTGGGACAAATTCTCCCGGAGCTACTACCGGGGGTGCTCCTGAGGGTATTGCTGGCGGGCCTCCGGGTGGTTTTGGTGGACTTAGTATAGGACAAGCAGTAGCAATTGGGATTGCTACCATAACTGGTGGGCCTCTAGCAGGAGTAACAGCTCTTGGTAAAAGTCTTGGTATAAATGCTCTTACGCAAGGTCTTGCTGGACTTAACAATACAGTAGACTTAGAAGCTATTGATACTTTTGATATGGAGCAGGGTGCTTTGATGGGGCAGGGACTTGGATTTGGAAATGTGGGAGAAATTGATATGTCCTCTCCCGCAGTTGATATGTCTGGAATGGATACTTCTGAACCTGACGCTGACCCCGGAACTTCTGATTTTGGTGGTAGTGAAGCTGGAGACGCGGATGCTGGGGATGGTGACGCAAGTGGCGGTGACGATGGTGATTCTGGTGGCGACGATGGTGGTGATGGTGGCGACGGTGGCGACGGTGGAATGGCAGATGGTGGTATCATTTCACATAAAAGTGCTAAGAAGAAGCCACGGGTATTAGATTCAGAAACAATTAAAGCTACGCCAGGAGAGTATGTTCTTCCTGTGGATGTTGTAGAATTTATTGGAAAGAGCACGCTAGATGACTTGGTGAAAATGGTGCATACTCCTGTAAGGACTGGCACACATGGCTGAAGCTTCAGAAGTGGTTGGTGTTACTGCACCAGAGAATATTCCAACGCGTGTAATCTTTGAGTACATTGACTCTGTTGCATCTAAGTATGGTGTAACTCCTGAACTTGCTAAGCAAATTTTTCTTAGTGAGAATATGCAGAAGAAGGAGGGTCGATACATTGCCCCTATTTCCGTTCCCCGCGGACAAGTAAGTAATAAAGAAGCGCGCGGGTTAATGCAAGTAATGCCTTCTACGCATTCATCCCTTGTCCAGCAAGGTTATTTACCTGCTGGTCATAAACTTGATACTTGGCAAAGTGAAGTAGACGCAGGACTCGCAGCGTTGAAAGCTAAACAAAAAGAACAAGGAACTACTGATCCTTTTATCATTGCTGCGGCTTATCAAGGTGGCCCACCTGCTGCAAAACTTGTAAAAAACGATAAAGTTGAATCTCTTGGACCTGAAGGTAGAAACTACCAAGAGAGAATTGCTGCTGCTCAAGGAATTCTTGGACTCCCAGAATTTATAACTTCCAGGACTCCCGGCGCAGTTCCTGGCCAACCTACTCGTGCAGTTTCTCGTACAGTAGAGCAGGGTATTGAAGCTTACCAAGCTACGTTGGAAGATAATGGTAGAATACTGCGCCAAATTACCGAAACCATTACAGGATCTACAGAGAAAGCAGTGGCTGCAAGAACAGCAGAAGCAGCCTCTTTGCGGCAAGCAGGAGAAGCTGCGGGAGCTGCTGCTACTATTACTGGCACAATCGAAGCTGGACAAGCCAGCATGCGTGAGAGAATTCTTAATATTCTTAACCTGAATACCACCAAAGCAGACAATCTTGTTTCCACGGAGCTTGCAAAGCAGCAGCAGTTGGAATCTGCTATGGAACCTCTTAACAAGGAGATTTCTAGCAGAATGGGTGTTGGATTTCTTGACAACCCTCTTGCGTGGTTAGTAAATGCAACAGTTCTTCCTGGTGCTGTTAGTCGCTACAATGCAATGACCCGCACTTATAATGACAGTCTGCGGAAGGTTACAGGTGCCCAGAATGTTGTAACCAATCAACAACAGATTGATGTAGCTGGTGTTGCAGATATTCTTGCTGAACGTGGTGTAGCTATGGCTAAAGCAGGAGTTGCCAAGGCTAACGCACAAGCTGCAAGCGCAGATGCTGAAGCCGCAGGAATGCGAGCTGCTAGCGCACTTCAACTTGGCAGACTTGCTGGACAAGTTGCTGATGACAAGGTGCGTGGTATTGAATTTGGTATTCGCCTGGAAGAACGCAGAGAACGAGGCGCTGGAAAAGCTGAAGATCAGGTTATTCTTGATGATATGAATAGGCAGTTAGGACTAATCTCTACTGCTATTGGTGCTCCTGGTATGACAGTAGCAAGTCTAAAGACTAAAGGTAAAGCAATCCAAGATATGTGGGACACAGCACGTCGATCCAACTCTGCTGGTCCTAACTTTTCACAATCTATGGCCTTTATTGAGTCGCAAGGATCTCTCCAAGGTATGCAGCATTCTGGCAGAGCAGAGTTTGCAAAGCTGCAAGAAGCTATGCAACATCAACTTCGCACGGATGCTCATGAACTTGGAACAAACTGGGGAATCAGATACCCAGGTTCCAAAGCCCCAAACAGGCAAGGACTTGCTGATATTGCTGCTGATGAAATGGAAAAGAAATTCTACGCAGAATCTAAGGCTGATATGAGTCGAGCCAGCAACTACAATCCTTACAAAGTAAACCATGCTTACACTGTGAAGGGTTGGAAAGGTAATCCAGACAATCCAGTAAAAGCTTTCGTTGAAGCTCAGATTGGCAAAGGTGTATCTATCAACGATCAAATTCTGTTGAATACACTGCGGAAACAAATAAAAGCTGGAGTAGTACTTCCAGCAGTTGCGGCGCAAGCACTCGTTGAGTATTATCAAGAAGCTATTGATAGGAACAACAGAACGCGTGATTTTAACTTCATGAGTCTTAACAGCCAAGATAGTTACATCATTCGTCCTATGGCCAGCAAGGTTTCCACATTGGATCTTACTAACAGTCTGAGTGTAGAGAAGTTTCTTACCAATGAAGTTATAATAAGTAGGGGGGGAGAACTCGCAGCCCGCTTTGGCAGTAATCGAGCAACTACTTTGGGTCTTGGGGGTGCAGATATAGAGTCTAATACAAATACCCAAGAAGAAATATTTACTGCACCAAAACCAAAACCAAAACCAGAGCGTAAACAAACTCCTACTTCTGACGTTGGTATGCAGGGCATTAGAGGTTAAAGTAAAATACAATGGCTAATACTCCTGACAACCCATTCATGGTGGCTGCTGACATAGCTAATATGCAAGCAGGTGCATCAGAATCTATTACAGACAACATTGGCAGCTTTACCCACGCTGCGCTTGTCTCTGGTTTCGCCAGCATCTACAATACGGGCGCTGACCTTATCAATGTTTTCGGTGGAGATATTGAAAAGATTGATGTAGCAAAAAATCTAACTGATAACGATTCTGACCTTGGTGCTTACTACAAAGAGAACAAGAATGCTATTGATGTTGTTGGCTTTGCAGTAACTAGTCTTGTTCCTGGAGGACTAGCACTTAAGGGTTTGCAGATGGCTAAAGCAGGAACTCTTATTGGCCCCTATGGCCGCGCGCTGGGTTTCTTTAGTGACAACAGAACGAAGTACTTAAATGCTGCTATTGAGGATCTAGCATCTAGTGGTGGCACCATCTACGGTCAGATTAATCGGAATAAGCTTCTTGCTATGGGTTGGGGTGCAGCCGACCAGATTCTACAGGTTGCCGCCTTTGAAACAGCCGTAGCTACTACCATGAAGCAGTCCCCACTCTTGGAGAAAGATGAATTTTCTACAGTTGTTGGGAACATAATTAAAAGCAGCGTAGCTTTTGGTCTGCTTGGTGGTGGTATTGAAGCTATTGCCATCCACAGTGCATTCAAAGGTGCTAGCAAGATTATTGATTCAGATATGCGGAAGTATGACATACTTAAGCATACACAAGGTGACATGCCAGAAGGACACAAGGCATACTACCTTCTCCAGTCTATGCTGGAGCTGCCGAAGGAAGGCAAGAACCTTGAATACATGCACAGATTTCTCCCAGAAGGAGAGAAGATGGTGCTCCCAACTAAGGAAGCTTTTGAAGCTGCGAGAGAATCTGCAACTCGCAGAGGGTGGGGAGAATTGCGGGAGATGAGTAGCAAGATCGCAGGAGGTGATACTCCAATTGCTGATGCTTTTGCCCACTTTATAGAGAAGAAAGTGGTGGAAATGCAGCAAGCAGGAACACCTGATGACCAGATTCTAGACCTCATGCAGGGATATCTACTGAATGTTAGCAAAGTTAACAGAGTAGAGAAGGGTGCTGCTGATGGTTTGGGAAAGATTGGATATGTTACTGGGCAGCTTTCCACAGAAGCTCTTGCAAAGATACGAACTACTGATGACTTCCTTGCTGCTATTGTTACTCGCGCCCCAACCTCTGATACTCTCTCCAAGACTCCATACGAGTTTGTAGGAGAAGCAAGAAACATTAAGATTGGACTTGTAGGAGAGAGTGCATCTGCGCCGGTAGAGGGAAACTTTGCTCGCTTTCTTAACCCTAGTGAGGCATTTGACGCAGGCTTTGATGCTGTGATGCTCAGAAATGGCACTGTTAGAATCAATCCAGAAAGCAAAGTGATTGTGCATCGTGCTGACCCCATACTTCTTCCTCGCCAGTACTTCCACATACCTACTGGTAGTTTCTCCTTCACTGCTTTTCCAACCATTGCTGACCTTGCAACCAGTGCCAGACCTCTTTCCCTTGTAGGTAATAAGGATGCAGTAGTCGCAGGACTGGAAGGTGTGAAAGTAATGAAGCAGTTTGATGAGTTTCCACTCTCGGAGATTGACAGTATCCGCGCAAGTTCTCGATACGCTTGGGTTGCTTTCCAGAGTGGCAGAAAAGAAGAGTTTATAACGCAGGTTCCCGCGAAAGTAGCAGCTACTGACTTTCCTATGCTGGAGAGGATTTTCCAAGAAGGTGCATCAAAACATCTGACTGTGGAAATTGTAAATGCGGATGGAATTTCCAGGACGGTTGAAGATATTCTCAACTTTGGAACTTGGCTACGTGGGCAGAAACTCTCCAGTCTCCAACAGCACCTAGCAGAAAATGGTGCGGAGGACTTGCTTTCTCTTGGTGTGAAACTGAATGTAGAACCTAACTGGATTGGACGAGCAATAGCTTCCAATTTTGTAAACTCTGAAGAAGTTGCCGCAGGTTTCTCTATACCTCTGCACCGCTCCTTGTTTCCAGCCAACGTAGAAATGCGTTGGGACTTCTCAGGAAACATCAAACTTTCCAACGAGTTGGTGGCCAGCAATCCTGCTCCAATAACAACAGTTATAGGTGGGAAGGAAGTTAAGGCTGTAACCAAAGATGCTGCAAATGTGATGGTGCAGCATCTTCCTGATGGTGCTGGAAACAGTATCTACGGTATTCTTGGTGCGGAGTATGCTGTCAAGATTGGAGAGCAGCAAGCAAATGATGCTTTTGGTGCTGTGTTTGGTGCAGAGAAGTTGCAGAGAATTGTGAAACTAGATGCAGATGCAGCTATCAAGATTGCAGACCAGAGAGGCGCTGGACCTTCTACTTTTGGCTTTGCTAACGCCGACTACGGTGATCCTCTGCGTGCTACACTCCAGTATGATGGACAACTTGTAAACATTTGGACGAAGGAACGCAGTAACGCTAGCCTTACAGGATTCCAGGCAGGGTTTATAAAGATTGCTGATAACAAAGAAGCTGCGGCAGAACTTGGAATTCTTGATACTGCACTTAGAAAATCAGCTGAACAGTTTACAGTTCACCCAGAAAACAGTAAGATAATTATCAACATTAAAGCACTTGTTAAGAATGAAGATGGACAGAAGGTTGTTTCTAAAGAGAAATTAGAGAGCCTTAAGAAAGCTGGTATAAGGACTACATTTGAAATAAAGAATGATGATGTAGCAGAACACATAAGTCGCTTCGTTGACATTAACAGGCGGTGGGTAGATGAAAGAAAAGTGCTATACGCTTCCAGAGGTTGGAACCTAAACTGGAATCCAGATGTTATCCATGTTCCTCCTGTAGATACAGGGCGCTTTCCTTTCTTTGCTTTTGTTCGCCAGAAACCTGGATTCATTGGTGCAAGCAGTGAAGTTTCTATGATTACGGCTCGCACAGAATCACAGCTCCGCGCGCTTGCTGCGGAAGTTCCAATTAATGAGTTTGAGGTTATCTTCAAGTCTGAGACTAAGGATTTCTACAAGGCGAAAGATAGCTACGATTATGCTCTTACAATCAAGGAACCACAGATAAATTCTGCTCTGGAGAAAGTTGGCAGACTTGCTAACTTTTTCCCAGAAACTAGTGCTGCGAATGTGATTGAGGATTACGTGCGCCACATTCAGAAGCAGGAAGCTTCCATCGTGCGCCTTGGTATGGAGACTGTGCGCTCTCAACTTTATGCTGACCTGCGCAGCCTTGGAAAGCAGTTTGAACAGATTGGAACCAGCAAAGCACAAGCTGATGTAAAGAAATTCAAGTCCCAGATTGAGAACCCATTTGAAGAATACATAAAGATGGGATTGGATATTAGCAAGCGTAGTGAATACACACTTATGCACGAAGCTAATGAGTTTACAGAATCTCTTGGTAAGACTGCATACAGAGTGTTTGGAGAGAACAAAGAGAAAGCTCTCCAAAAGTTGCTGCCTTGGGAAGAAGCAAACAAGTTGGCTGAACGCTATGGTATTGCTGGTCCTTACAGAGATGCAGATGCTTACATTGCTGCTAACTCGCCAGCAGATAAGAGTCTGACGAAGGAGTTTGTAGCAAAAGCGAATATGTTTATGGTGAATTTCACCCTGCGTCTGGATATGGCGCAGAGCCTTATTAACATCATCTCTACACCCGTTTTGCTTTCTACAGAAATGGCAAGTATCCGGAACCTGGTAGCGAACGACTCTGCACTTGCTGGGAAGTTGAATGAACTCAGAAGCATTGCGGTTCCTGGGGAAAACTTCCGCGTTCCTTCTACTGTAGGACTCATTGCTGGAGCAATCAAAGAGTTTTGGGGACCAGAAAAAAATGCTCTTATTGCTCGGTACACCAGCATTGGTGCTATCAAAGATACAATGAGCAAGTATCATGAAATGATAGACCATCTTTCTGTGGTTCCAGGACAGGCTGTCAGTAAGTACAAGGAGCTTGGAGACAAGGCAGTAGAAATTGGTGCAAAATTCTCTGGTAATCTTTGGTCCGAAGAGTTTACACGCTTTGTAAGTGCCAATGTGATGCACCGCCTTACCGATCCTATTGTTGCTGCTGGAAAAATGAGCAAAGCAGAACAAGATGCCTACATGAGTATCTTTGTCAACCGTGTGCAGGGCAACTATTTAGCTTCCCAGCGCCCAATTGCATTTCAAGGTGTGCTAGGTGCAGCAGTTTCCCTCTTTCAAACCTACCAGTTTAACCTGCTACAGCAGTTGTTCCGCCATGTGGAGAACCAAGACAAACGGGCTGTGTTTACCCTGATGGGTATGCAAGGTGGACTCTATGGAATGAATGGAATACCATTCTTCGAGGCTACTAACAACTACCTCATTGGCCAGAGTAGTCTTAATCCTGCGCACAGAGATGCGTATTCTGTTGCAGCTACAGGTTCCACAGCAATCACAGGTGGAACTGCAATGGGTGAGTGGATGATGTATGGAACTGCCAGCGCATTTCCTTTCTGGAGTTCTAATGCACCTGCACTCTACACCAGAGGGGATATTAACCCGCGCCATGTGACGATTCTGCCGATACTTCCTACTGACATTGTAGCTGTTGATGGTAGTATTCGGCTTGTGAAGAATCTTTGGGATTTGGGAAAGAAACTTGGTGGTGGTGCTGACATTTCTGGATCACTTTTAGAGGGGCTTGAACACAATGGAATTAACAGACCGCTTGCGGGGTTCGCGCAGATTGTCACAGGACGGAGTACGACGAGTAAGGGTGGTATCATCAGTGCCAATAATGACTTCTTCTCTATTGCAACCCTTTCCAGGTTGGCAGGTGCTAAACCGATGGATGAATCTTTGGCGCTTAATACCTACTTCAGACTTCATGGATACCAAGCAGCAGACCAGCAGAGATTGGAGGAACTTGGTGAGGTAGTAAAGACGAAGCTGAGGAAGAATCAGATGCCTACGCCTGAGGAACTAGGGGAGTTCCAGCGCAAGTATGCTGCAAGTGGTGGAAGAATTGAAAATTATGGAAAGGCGATACAACGGTGGAGTGTGGATGCGAATACATCCATTGTGAACAAGCTAATCCAGCAACACCAAAGTACTTACAGCAAGAGGATGGTTGAAATTATGGGCGGAACTACTCTGCCAGATTACAGGAATTCTAGCAGAGTAGCCCGCACACAGCAAGCAGCCGGGACAGTAGGTGCGCTTGCATCGGAAGAAGAAGCTGAGGAAGTTCAGTGAGTCCCAGCAGCAGGAGAATTTGCAACCTTTTGAGCCTTTACAATAGTATCAAACTGTTGCAGCATTCCTAGAATATTCGGCGGAATCCAGCCTTCAGGCTTGAGAATCTTTCCATCTTCCCGCCGCACGACTTCATCCTTTACCTTCCTCATGTTTGCTTCCTGCACTAGGGAGAATGCAGTGTCGAAGGGAAGTCCCAACTCTACACAAACTCCCATAGTGACGTAGCAGAGGTCAGCACAAGAGTCTAGCACCTTTGCTAGATTTTCCATGCTGTAGTCGGTGGATAGAGCAGTAAGTTCCACCAACAGCTCCTGTTCACATTCCTCCACTATCAGACGTATCCGGCGCGTTATATCTTCAGGAGTAGCTTTCTCTCCGAAGCCTCGCGCAGGTAATCCTGCTAGTATGTGGAATACTCTTACCATATCGAACATGGTAGGATACTGTACTTCAGCTCTGCCCGACAGTGGGACATTTTGTACTTCTGCCCACTTCGGATTAGTTCCAGGCATTTTGCGATCTTGATTGTTAATCAATTTTTTCTCCTAATATCTTATAGTGTGTTAAGTAACATTGCACTTGTACCTTCATTAACTGCGTTGCTTTTTTTCCTGTTGTGGTGCCTGTCAAGTTTTATCAACGCCAGAATAAACACTTTGTTGAAATCTTTTTTCCCCCAAAATGTAACAGCACTGGAGTCATCATGCAAAGGTCGATGCTTGAATGGTCCGCGCAGTTGGTGACTACCACTACCATCTGATACTGTTACTGGTAGTTCTAGGTAGAAACGAACACCTGTAAATGTTTGTCCATCAATATACTTCTCCACAATTTGAATTCGATCTGTTATTTCTTCTGCATACACATTAACTCTCATGTTCACTGCTCCTTATATTCCTTCAAAAGTTGTAAATTTTTCCAACAAGATTCTGCTTCTTCTTTACTGTTAAAACGACCAATAAATTTTCGAGGAATAGATTGTTCAAGTCTCCATAATTTACTCCTAGATTCAAACCAAATATATTTATCTTTTATATTAAAAGTTCTGTTAATCATACTTTGGTGAGTTGTAGTCCAGTTCGTCAACTAAAATATTATTAAGCATCTCTATATTCTTTTAATAAAGAATAATCTACGTAAAGCATCTTGCGATCAAGAGGTCGCTGACGCGGCAAGAATCCTTCACCTTTCACTACTTGAATCTTATCTGCATTCTGCAAATTCACCAGCAAGTTACTCAGATCACTTACCTTTTCCAAGTCATTACTTACTACCTTCCACAAAGATGGAAGTCCCAACGGCTTCTTTGTATCGTAGAGCACACTCATTATTTTATTAGCAGCTTCTGCGTTACGTGATTTGCCAAACTCTCCGAGTGCTTTAGGCATGGAGGCTTCTGTATATGTGAGCAAACTATTCGCGAGCAGGATATCCTGCATCTCAAGAACGCGTGATAGTCTTGAGGCTCCACAGACAATACACAGCTTAAGTAAATGCGTGAATCGTCGAGTAGAGTAGTGCTTAAACCGTTGATCTTCAAGATCATGCCAGCTCCTATAAATTATATCAAGTGCTCGCCGCGCATCTTCACGGATAACAATTGTGCCTGTTATTTTCTCTCGTATCTGCTGAAACATTGCTATCATTTCCGCACGTAACTTCTCATCACCAGAATCTAGGAAGGTAAACTTCTTGCCACTAGGTTCAGAGTAGACAAGGATTTCCCTGCTGATTATTCCCTGACCTAAAGACTGTGGGGGAAACATTTCCTGAAAGCCTGTATGTGTATTGCCCCCAAGCTGTGAGATTGTAGGTTGGTAAATCTTCACACTTTTACTATTCTTTAGTCTGTAGGTATAGAACATCTTAGGCTTGTCCCAGTCCCACAGGTCGCCAAGGTCAGAGAGAAACTCAAGGTCTCCTTTTGGAAGAAAGTTGTTGAACTCTGGTGCTACTATCAGTACTTCTTGTGGATCATGACCAGCAGTTTCAATAGCATCACTTCCAAAAAGATTCTCAAATACAGCATCTGTTCCTTTCTTCCCTTCGCGCTCACCTTCCAAATCCATTAGAAACTTTTCTTTCCTGGTTTTAGTCGCACTGAAAGTAGTGTACCCTGCATCAAACAAGAGACTCATGACTGTATTTGTTGCAGTGTTTTTTCTTGTTCCAGGGTTTCCAATGAGCATTACATAGTGATTAGGGAAAACTCTGAAACGCCCCATGTCTATTAGTGCCCGGCGCCCGATGAAGGCACCAATAGCAACGACTAAACTCCACCGATAGTATATCAGCGGAGGTTCCGTTTTCTCTATATACTTAAAGAACAGGTCAAACAGATTCACGGCAGTAGCCGCAGGTGGCAGTAGCTACTTCCGCAGTTTGTGTATCCAGAATCTAACTACTGTTTTCCCTTCTGCGTCCACAAAAGTAGACTGTCTAACTTCAATGTTCTCTGGCTTTGTATCTGGGTGCCGTTTGAAGTACTGTGCTACCAAACAAGTTATGTTTTGGCTAAGTGTGTCAGATGCTTGTTTTGCTATTTCTGAAGGTGTTAGTGCTGCTGCTGTCATTTTAAATCACTCCATCGTTTTCCACCGGAAGCCATGCCTATTGGTATGACCATTGTGCGCTTCACTTTGTCTGCACCAACAATCTCTACTGGAACTGTAAACATCTTCTTCACTTCTGTATTTACCCACTCTGCCCCTTCCTTATACTGGTAAGGAGTAGAATCATGGATGTTGGCCTTGATGCGAACTACACCTATGAACTTCCCATACACTTGTTCCCACCAAAGCTTGTAGAAGTTTCTATTGGTAATCATCCCAGAAAGATTCTGGGGTTTGTGTGCTACCATTGAGTTGAAGTAGTGGTGGTTATTCTTAGGATCACCAAAACACCAGCGAGTATGGCCTAATGGACTGGTAAGCCGTTTAGTAATCTCAATCTCTGTTACTACTGACTGGTAGAATAGCCCCTTTACTTGTGGGTATGCTGCCGCAGATCGCTTCAACAGCAAAGCACACACCGCCTTTAGTGTCATCTTTGGATCAAGTCGCAACAGCAGTTTCGCCTTCGTTACATTCTTTGGCCCCATTGTATTTAGCAGCGTATTTTCCTTCATGTTGTAATTATCCCCATGACCAATACGCTTTGCTAGGTAGCGAATGCCATCTGCTTCCTTATCTACAGGCTTCTCAGTTTTTTGATCCCATATTTTTTCATAAGGTATCCCGAAAAACTCTTTAACATTCCAAGCATGAAAATCTTTTCCTGACTCGACAAGCCAGAGAAGCTTGGAGTCTCCCGATAAATAAGCGACACACCTAGCTTCGGATTGCTTACAATCGGGTTCTGAAAGTAACCATCCACTATCGCTAACGAGGAATTGTTTAATGCTATCTCCCCGTGGAATGTTCTGGATTTGAAATCCCAACCAAAAACTGCTTTCACTACTAGAGAACCGTCCTGTGTCTGTGCCAGCAGGATTGAGTCGGTATAAGAGTCGAACGCCTTTGGGAGAGTGAAGAAATTTGCTGTCCAAGATATAGGTAGAAAGTAATTTTGCACCTTCTTTATACGCTTTGATTTCACCGAGAACCCTCGAATTAAGTGGATGACGAAACTCAGCCTTCATGGAGTTTGCTTTATCAGTACTAGTAAGGTCTCCACAACCTAGCACTGCAAACAACTTCAGCATCTGCTTGGGACTGCGTGGATTGAAGAAAGGAGCCTTGGTCATGCGGCGGATTCCCACTAGTTTCGACTCTACTTCCTTCTTCTTCTCCACAGAAACTACCTCAAATCTTTCCTTATCTACTTTCCACCCTTCTAGTTCACAGTGAATAGCAGGAAAGACTTGGGGGAATTCCTCAACGTAGTTTGCTATTGCCCATTCGGGTAATTCAGCCATAAGAGCAAGAAAAGCATTAATTGTAGCCCAGCCGTCAAGAGCATTATAACGGTAGTAGTCCTCAAGATTCCCAGTTTTTCCATCGTCCTTCCAGAACCGAATAGTGCGGAGTGCGAAAGCCGCCACAAAGTCAAGTCTTTTAGGACACTCAGCATACCAAGAATGAAAAAGATTAAGAGTATCAAAAAACCAATTGCGGAGAGGACAGTTAAAGCGTAGTAGATATACAGCATCGTATGTTCCTCCTTGTAGGACTTTTGGTGCGTCTAGGCTGCAAAACTTACGGACCCATGTTAGCCAGAACAGATCGGTAAATGGTATAACAAGCGAGTGAGTTGTATGGTCAGCAAAGTAAGCAGTAAAACTAATACAATTAACCAGTAAGTTAGGATTCGGGATAGGTGTTTCAATGTCCACTGAAACAAAGAGAGCTTGTTGGAAATCATTATAAGTTTCAGATATATCTCTTTCATTTGCTGTGCTCCAAGAGAAAGCTGTTTGTGGGAACCAATAGGCAGGAGCTGTTAGTTTCTTTATGAACCGGCAGAAGATAAACGCGCCATATGGCACAGTCATTATCTGCTCAGGTGGATTGAGCACAACTACAGGAATGCCACTACGGAGGGAGAGGAAGGAACCTTGGTAGTCATCAAGTGTGAGAGCCTTCCTGTTTGGTGCATGTATGAAGTCAGGAGTAGCGTCGAGAATGCGCTCCAGTAGAGACTGATTCGCGCAGAGGATTCCTGTGATTCCCGCAGTCCGACACTGGGATTCCAGTTCCGACAGTGTATCAGGTGTGCGGACTAGCACTGATACTTTGTGACCAATCAGAACTGAGAGTGTGGAAAAGCGGGATAGGTAACTCTGCTGGTCTGGTGTGGTGCAAAGAAGAAGATGCACAGGAGTCCTAGAGCTTGGAGTTCATGAAGTCATCAACAGTAACAGGCTTGCAGCGGTGAACTAGGCAAGTCTTAGGATCAATGAGTTTCCAGGTGCCATCAAATTCTTCCCAAGCAAGTCCATCTTTACCACAGAGTTTACACTCGCGGCCAAAAGAAGGAAAGTTAGTGTCATCTACATCGTAATCATCGAATAAACTATTCACGGTTCATTCTCTCTGCCCAATGACGTTCTGCGTCTGGGTGTAAGTGACAATACTTGCTGCGTTTACGGTGGACAAAAGCATACCCTCCACAATCACAATTTTCTTTGTACCGTCTGAGTCTATCTTTACACAGAAAAAGTTTGCGTTTTCCACAATGTAAACAAACAGGTGGTCGAATGTATTCCTTTGGATTCTTGTCAAGAGTTCTCCTAGTCCAACAGGCACGACAGCGACAGGGATAGCGAACCCTCACAAAAATTCCACAGAAATACGCCGGGAAGCTAATACTTTCCGGCGCACGTTGGCTACAACAGTTTACAGCAGTTCTGCGTTTACTACGTTGGCGTAAATCTTGTCCTTATCTTCCTTGTCAGGACGCTGCTTGACAGTAGCAGCAATAACGACATTCTTTACAGATGCAATAACTTCTGAAACTTTCTTGCCTTGCAGTCCCAGCCCTTCCAAGAGTGGCGCAAGGAACAACTTGAAGTTCCCTTGACCAAACTCATTGTCCATTGTGTAGAGAGTGGAAAACTTCGTTCCATTCTCAACCGGAGTTTCAGCAGGATTCTTCAGTTCCAGCGTCTCTTGCACAACAAACTGTGCTTCCACACAGGGATGGGTGTTTACAACTTTGCGCTCCAAGGAGACTTGGAGTTTGTAGTGTCCAACTGGCGGCACTATAAACGGTGGCAAGTCTTTCAGATCGTCAATGCTTGCATCCATCAGATCTTCGATTGGTACGATGTTTTTTGCTTCAGTAGTCATGATTGCGAAATTCCTATAGGTTGATAAAAGTGATTGATGTTACTTCTGGGGTGGATACAAAAATGATACTGCTTCTCCTGCTGTATCATCTATTGCATCCGGTTTGCGAGGTGCAAGCTCAAGTCTGCGTTCTTCCTCCATTGCTAGAAACAGTAGTAAGTAAACTAGTAAGTCATGCGCCCGACCTTCTATGGGTTCAGCCTTTACCCTTAGAGTTCCACTTGCAAGATCCTTGATGTGCTGGTCTATTGCATCCCAATGCTTTCCAGCGTAGACTGCCCATACTTGTTCCTTCAGAAGTCCCAGTCTGGCAGCATTGCGGCGGAAGTTAGCAAGACGGTCTTTGTCTCCACTATACTCCCCACCTTTTTCAATACCGAGTTTGGTAATTTCGTTGAAGGTTCTATTTAACAGTGCTACCCACGACTCCTGCTTGTATTCCCGTACTCTGTTGTCCATCTGTTTTCCTTGTAAGTAGTGAAAGAATGTTTTGACTACCATCTGCGAGTTTCTCAATTTCAATACCAGTTCTAGTGCCTGTCATTATCCTGCCATCGTGAACAGTACTGCTGAATGCTCTATGTTTCTTGTTCACAATATCGAGGTAAATAATATTGTCAAAGTACCTCCCAAACTGGCGACTAAAATTACGAGTGCCAGCAGCAGGGACAATCGTTTCAACATTGTTTCCAGGTGCATCTTTACCACCTCCACCAGCAGTATCTTGAATTTGTTCAATCATAATTTCATGAGAGACAGCAGCACAGTTGAAGTTTCCACTCTGCATGAGGCTGAAAATTCTATCCAGCATGAAACCTTGCGCTCGATAATCATGAAAGGTTGGTTTGTATTCCCAATTATCTTTCTGCATTTCAACCTTGATTACTGCATACATAGCAGAAAGGGATAGCTGAGTAACACTGTTGATAACAAGCCAATCATCTAGCCCAAATTCATTCAGGCAGATTCTCTCGCTCGGCGCAGAGTCTTTTGTGCATGGAACACAAGCTACCTTTCCATGCTTCCAGCAAATACTTACTGCTGCTCCCTTCATAACCTTGAGCATGGTTTCTATTGCCATTGGCACAAGCTGGTTGTCAGGAATCCTGAATACATGGATGTTCTTGTGGAACTCCACAGGAAGAATAGCAGGATTCAACAGTGTTTTGATCCCATCTTCTAAATCAAACCACCACAGTTGTTTTCCAGTTCTTGCTAGCTGACCAATGAAGGAATCTTTACCAGTCTTACTGCGTCCGTAGGCAAGAACTCTGTGAGTTTCTTTAGCTTTGTATTCACTTAGGAGCATGGATTTGTTCCTCTGCGTCAGATTGTGCAAGACGTTTTTCTGCAATTGTTCGGAAAAGGTTATGATGCCATTTTTCTTCAGTTACAAATTTTTTTCCACACAAGCAATAGTAGTAGCGATGAATGAATCTGTTTCCTTGTCTAGTTGTTTCTACTGCTGGGAATTTTCCACAACTACAAACAAAAGCTCGCTGTTGTCGTCTCACTCCATTTCCTTCATCACTTCCGAAAGCTTGAATATGTAGTCTACTTGTTCTGGAGTATCCATTCCTAGTTCCCATGTGTGGAATCTGTCTACTCTTGTGTGGTCGTGGAGGTCGCAGACACCGTAGAACTGGCAAGTCTTGTTGAAACTCCAACAAGCATTTCCACGCTTAGGAAAGAATCCAAGCTGCACGTAGGTGTTTACTGTAGTCTGATCTAGCAGCAAGTCTTGCAGCCACTCTGCGCGCTGCTTCCTAGACTTCGTGAAGGGGAAAACTATCCACTCCCGGCGCGTGGAGCTGTATGCGAAGTAGAGAACTTGGAAAGTAGTAACA